ATCGTCCAACCGTCCACGTTTAGCGTTGTCTCGGATGGTATCCCAATCTTCAGATCGATCTCTTCGCATTGGAGGTTTTCCAAGTTCGAATCTTGTATTTGCGACGGCAGTATCGTCCTTCCAAACGTAATTTCGTGCGGCGTCAGATCGGCTAGGCTCGGCATGGGTCGAATCTCCGAAAACGGACTTGACTCCACGTAATCGGATCTTTCTGGCGAAATGGACAATGACCTGCCAATGGAGGTAACCGGTGTCTGCTCCACATTCGAGTTGTCCTGCGATGTAATCGACGGTAGGCGGGAGGTAAGGTGTGAAATCGGCATGAGGTATAGTTAAAAGCCAATAGCGAGCTTGCATATTATGGCTCACTGGATCGCTGGTATTTATAGAAACGCGGACTTCGAAAACCAAGCCACAACATGAGGGGTACTCGGACACTCGGACCATAACAACGTCCGACCGGACAGGGCACCCCGGACCATAGCAACCAAACCCCCGGACAAAAGATTAACTAGTTTAAGTTCAAATTCCGATAGGATTAAGGGGATAGTAGGGGTCAGGGGAGAGGGTTAGGATAGTTGGTAAGCCCTATGATAATGCCCCGCCCATCGTATCGAGACGAGCCGCCTAGTATTACTTACAGCAAGGCGGCTCACTCGCTCACCTGGCTCATAAAAGGATGGAGAAATTTTAATTTTAATTTAACTTTGAAATGGCACGGTATCCATTGGTGATGTATTCTGCAAATAGATATAACCCATATCGACGCGGGACTGGTTCTTTGACCAGAGGTCGAAACCGCACCGGTATTAGAATGCAATATAATCAAGGACTTCCGATGAGTTTTACTCAAACTACGACAACAAGGAAACGGAGTGGTGTTGATGTGACATCTCAACGAGATGCAAAAATGCAGTATCGCTTCAAGCGAGCACCCAGAAAATTGCGTCGCCGTATGCGTCGCGCAGGGAAAAAATTTAAAGCTCAATTAATGAAAAATATTGGATGCAATATAGCAGTTAAAAATGAAGAGATGACAATCGCTGTCACAGGTGCTGGTCAAGGATACGGAGCAGTGCATTTATATGGTACTAGTGGTATAGACATTGGTGCTATTGAACGCGGAGGTGGTGATTTAAATGATATATTCTCAAATGATAGTCGTGTATCATCTGGAGAAAGTAAATTATTGTTCAATACAGGAATTTTGGATGTTACGTTATATGCTAATACGTTAAATGGAGCTAATCAAACTGATAAGATGGAATTAGATGTATATGAAGTTCAGTATAATGATGAAACCAAGGATACTAGTTTTATCGGAGCCATGAACACAGCTCGACCTCGTATTGAAGTTATACCTGGATTTGTTAATGAATTGAATATTACTACGCGAGGCGTTAGTTTATTTGATTTTCCCGGATTAACAGAACAACTTGGCATGAGAATTGTTAAAAAGACTAAAATCTTTCTTAGTCCTGGAAATTTTGCAACATATCAAATTCGTGATCGTAAAAATTATTATATTACTAAACAAGATATTACTGATTCTGTTGGATTTATTAAACCATATACCACAAAAGGATTGGTGTTTGTTTTGAAACCCGTTACTGGTGATGCCCAACAGGATGTTAGTTTAAATGTTGGAATTACTCGTCGTTATAACTACAAAGTGATTGAAGGATTTAAGAAATATGATGGATTAATCCCATAATTTATTAAGGAAAATGGGTGATAGTTAAACGTCTCAATAAAGCTTGTCTTGTTTCCTCGTCTAAATCAGGGAACCATTGTCTTGGGTCCAAGTTCGATGTGATCCAGATCTTCGTAGCGCTGAGTACGACAGACGAACCTTTGACTTCGACAACCACAGGGTATCGGTCGAACCATCGAAGGAGATGTGCGATATCAATTCCACCGCGGAACTCGTCCATAACAACATGTCGGTGATTGCGATAACCGTCCCAAAACTTGGTGCGAGGGTCCTTAGGATAAGCTTCCAAACCGGCCTCGTCCCAAGCCCTTCGTGATTTGCCAGTTCCAGTGCGGCCCCAGTAAACGATAACCTCTCGTTCGACTCCAACAGGGACCAAATGGTCAGTAGCGATCTTCTTGAAGTTCCCGTACATACGACAGTAAATGTCTGCCGGTATATCGTCCAACCGTCCACGTTTAGCGTTGTCTCGGATGGTATCCCAATCTTCAGATCGATCTCTTCGCATTGGAGGTTTTCCAAGTTCGAATCTTGTATTTGCGACGGCAGTATCGTCCTTC